TGATGTAAAGCGGGAAAATCCGTGGGGAGATACACCAAGGTTTGCTCGTGCTGTTGCCACATTAGCTAAATCAGATAAGTTTGCTGACTTTTGGAGTGCGCCAGCAACCAGTGTCGATTCATTGGAAATGATATTGGTTCCGTCGCCAATAATTCTAATAGTTGCACCAGTAGCTGCAGCTATTCCCGTTCCGCTTGGTGTTTTGCATGTAACAGTAAACGCGCCGGTGCAATTATTAACGATGGTCCAGCTTTTGCGCCATGCTGGGAAAACAAGGTTAATGTTTGCTGTTAGCACCCCAGCCAGCGTAATGCGCTCATTTGCAGCCTGTAGCGCAGTGAGAGTGACGTTTGCAGCAGCTAACCCGGTTACATCAGTTGTGCCGTAAGTAAACGCAGGAACCCAACCTGTTAGCGATGCGTTGGTGTTTTCTGGGTTGGCGGTGTTCCCGTCAGTGGTATTTAACCAACAGCCGGTAAATGTTGAATTGCTTAATACTGCACCCTTGGGATATCCAGATATTGCCGCGCCAAATGTAGAATCATATACGTTCAATGCCCCGGCGCTATTCCAACGCGACAGGCTTGAAAGTTCATAAAGTATTTGGTTCATGTCCTGACCTTTTGGCGGCAGCCCGCCAGCGGCTTTCAGGATCATGGTAATCGGTGGAAATCCTGAGTTATATGATGCGGAGTTATCGCCAGTTGGTGTGGTTGTCTCAATATCTTCTCTTGGGCCATTTACACCAAAAGGAATCGGTTGTTTTTTTGGATCGTCAGTTCTGTTCATTTATATTTCTCTGAAAAAAGTTCCATCGTTGAAAGGGTATGCATCATCTGCGAATCCAAAGTACGGGGATACGATCTGCCGGACGATTGCAAGAACGCCACTTGGTATTGGCAACACTTCATAATTTTCTAAAATTGATATTTCGAATGGCTCTAATTTAAACTCACAAATTATCCCCATTTTCATATCGCCGTAATCGACACAAAAAGCCCGTCCTCGCCCAAGAAATAACATGGTTAAAAATTTATTTATGTCTTTAATCGTGGCAATACTTATATTTGAAAAAGCTTTACACAATATTAAAGTTCGATAAGCTTCATTGCTGAGCCTTACCGTTTCAGTTTCTTGCACTCCTGCATAAAATGGACTGTCATTAAATGGTGCAGGATAACCACCTCCATCATCAGCTTCTGAAAATCCAAAACAATCGTTATCTATTTCCGCTCTAATGTATCGAGATACACCGACAACCTTACCCCACATATCTAGCCCAAATGTTTCACAAGTTGTGATATCCCACACTTTTTCTATGAAGTCATCAGTGAAGTCTGAAAGGCTTACGGCTTGATTGAATGTGTCGATTATAGAGAGGATTCTATTGCTGGCTGAGTATTGCGTTAGAATAGTATCTTCTTGGCTCACACTAGTAACACCTCTATATCAGATTGTTGTATTGTAGGGATCTGGTCGATACCAGGCGTGACTGACTGTGTAAATGTCGAGCCATCTTTAGATATGGTAATTGAAGATATGCTTACATAATCTGGTGAGATAGAAATTACAGGCGCGTAATAAACTCCGGCATTGATCCTCGCGCCAATTCTCGCTTTTGTTATTCCTTCATATCCGCCATTAAATACACTCTCAACCATGGTTTTCACTTGATAAGTTATATCTGAAGGAAGATTTTCATTTATCTCAATTTCTACCCTGAAATAAATTCTTGTCGGTGCTGCCTTTTGCCATTGCATATCGTAAGAAGGGTATGGGGCACTATAATTTTCCTTATCTTCAATCGTGTAATGAGTGTCACCATTGAGATTTGCTCCTGGGTTTTTCCTGCTTAAAATTGCTGTAGCAACACTAGAATCCTCGCCCCCATACACGCCAATATAAATTGAGTGACCAACTACTGGAAAATTAGTTGTCCCTTTATTTACCGTCACGTCTGTACGATTTGACCACACATAAGCATCTAGTACACCATCAGTTTCAAGTAGAACTGCCAGTAATGATGCATCAGTATTGCTGCCATTTCTTGCCACGGACTGTCGGCGGCGCGTCTCGAATGCAACACGAGATTCAACATCGACCCCAACAACGCCAGAGGAATCGTTAGTTATCGAATCCCAACCAGATACCGAGGCATAGATTTGATTCAACTCACCGACACCACATGGGATTGGACCAGTAGTCTGGTTCTGAAATTGAATATCTACATTACCAGTGGCCCCTATTGTTGCTGAATTTATTGATTGGTAGATATAACCAGTTTCATCTTGAGCTGTGCTACCTGCGGGTATTAATGTTCCGACCGCTCCATTACATGTTGCTGTGACTACTGTTCCCTGTGCTGAAATGCGCTCCTGAAAATAGATGCGCCCTATCCCGTCTTGAAAGCGACCCGTAGCATAGTCAGGATTCATCTGGTTAAACAGGCACAGCAGTGCGTCATAATTTGTGGCGATTATCTCCGTGTCTGACTGAGAGATTTGTCCCTGCGGTGAAGATAGCGATTGGCTAGCCCCGCCCCCCATCGCGGCATCAAGATCTGTTAATCGGCCTGACAGGACATCAGCAATATCAGGGACCAGTAAGCCAGTCTCTGTGATGGTTACGCCGGGAACCGCTGTTTTTAACGTTGTCATAGAATTACCTGTGATTGGTTTCCGTCTCTATCAGTCACCAGAATGGCCCCACGCGTTTTACGTGTGTTTTTGTCGAAAAACACGTTGGCGATGGCTTGGCTAACAATGGGTAATTTTTTGGCTTCACCTTCCATCTTTTTGGCGATATAGCCAGCAGAGGGGCGCGAGCCTAACACCTCTTCTTTCCATGGAATTCCCAGGGTGTTGTCGTAATAACACTCACCAGAAAAGACCAGGCAGGCAGAAGCTACATCTTGTGCGACTGCATACCCACCATCTGTAATGGCGATATTCCCATCACCATCAAGCATCAAATCCCACGTATCGGGATCAAGCATTAAGGTTCTATATGTCATACCTGATTATCCGTAGCGTTAGATGTGATAGTTGATGAGCCTCCCTGAACGTTTACAACGTCATGATCATGAGAGTTGTATTTGTCTCGGAGCTCTTTGAGTGACGCGGCCTGTGTTCCGGCGTTGTCTGTTATGTTTCCGTCTGCCGTGATATCCCCAGAGACATGCAGTAATGGAGTCTGCATTTCCACGCCATCAGGAGCGGTTATATTCGCCTTTGAGCAGGTTATATTTACTGGGTTGGGGGATGTGATATTTATCGCACTATCTGCAAACTCGATGAACTGTGTTGGCTGACCGTTAAGGAACCCACCGAAGTAAAGCGCATCGGATTTGCTATGGGTTCGACTACTTCCCGGAACGGACTGGGCTAAATTGGCTCTGGCTACTGAGTTGTCTCTGTCGCATACAGCTATCATCCCAATGTCACCCGTAACGGGGTTCATGATAATGGCTGAGTTGCCACGCTGTAGGCGAAATACCGGTATATTGTAGATTATGCTATTGGGTATCATTGATCCGGTTCGGTCAGTTCTTGAGACCAATGGGAGAACATCAACAACTAAATTCGGGGCTACCCCCCTCACCTCTTTAACTTTAACAATCTCAATAAAAAACAGTCCGGTCATTAGTCTTTCAAAGGCGTAACTAAAAGACTCTGCATTACTTGCTTGAGCATTCGTTGGGGTAAATAAATTTTCATTCATTTTTATTTTGAGCCTCCGATCTTGCTTCATTGGTTCTATATGCAGTACAGACTGAATGCCACGCCCCCCCAGAAACCCAAGACGATAGCTCATGCCTTACGGTTGAAAGTTGGTATTTACCGCTGGCATTAGGGAGTTCTGTCTCCATTTCGATAAAACGGCCAATAACCAATAGAGACGAGTATTGAGTTTGAAACATAATCCCGCCTGATGAAAATATTGGATAACCAATAAGACCATAATCCTTTGATATAAATGGAATTACTTCATCACGCGTATTTTTTGCAGGCCAAAAGTCAACCTTTTGAGGTGGAGTTGCCGACATGGCAACGCCATAATCGACGCATATCTGATGTAACTGATCGAATACGCTACCCTCGAAGTAAGGGCTTCCCGATGTCGTCATTCCATTCATTTTATGAAAGGAGGCTCGATATCCCGCAGCACTACAAATTGAATTAATAACGTCAGTTAATTTTTGAGCGCCATTTACAGAGAATGGACTTGCTGGCATGTTTTGCAGATCAGCATTTGCGGTAGCAGATATCATCAAATTACTATCTGGCGCTGCATTCATATTTGCTACTGATGATGTCATTCCTCCAGAAAACACGACCGAATCATCAGCAAATATCTCCACGTTTATTCTCTGCGTGTCTAACATATTACCGTCAGCACGCCCAGATAACGCTGCAAGCATATCTAGCCCAAGCCCGTATATTGATATATCCGCTGACGTGCCTGTTCTTCCCACTACCGAGTTCAATGAAATGACAGCTTTTACATTATTTATGGATATCTTGTTATTTCCGGATGAATCGAATGAGCTAGTAAGATTGGTAAAGTCGAAGCGGAGAGAGCGTTGTTTATACAATGTCTGCTTCCTCCAAGTAGAATAGTTGGAACCGGCTCCCCAACCCCTCCCATTGCGGGTCATTCTGTCCAACTGAATCCAAGAACAGCAGATCACCTTTAAACCCTAGGTATGAATACCTCACCATACGGTTACCGAAATAACAGGGCACACCCTGCATGATAGGGTTGCCATCCACTGTCAAATCCATATAAATGGCACTGGTGCGCTGAATCAGGCGAATATTGCATTGCTGACCGCCAAGTTGCACACTGAATTCCTGAGATTTCATAGGTTCGATAGATACTGTAATCATGGTTTCGTTGCCTCTGCAATTTCCTTGGTTAACTCAGCCGCCTTCTGTGTTGCGCTACTAACAACTTCAAGCACTGGTTTATTCACAGTATCTAGAGCACTTTGAAATCCTGTGGTAATTGTTTGGTCTACATTTGAAACAATTTCCGATACGGAAGATTTTAGGCCGCTCCACGCCTTACTTAACTCATTTACCGTTGATTGTTTGGCTCCCGCAGGATTCAAGGTGGAAGCCCCAACACCAGAATTACTTAGACTTTTTTGGTCATTTGTTAGTTTTGTATTTGATTGCGAACCAGACAGGGAAACCTCCATCTGCTGCATCACTTCTTGAAAATCCAGATAAACCACAAGCAGCGTCACACCTTGCTGATGAGTAACCTCATAGGAATGGCCCATAAGGTCATAGCTCTCTAACGTCTCTTTTGGCGTCTCAATGTCATATATCCCCGTCGTTGCTAACATATCCCTGATGGTTTTCAAGGTGTCAGACTGACTAGTAAAAGTAAGGTCGAAGATGTTGGGGATCGTACCGGTGAAACCAGTCATTCCGGATATAATGATTGAGCACCGAACCCTAGAAGGGTCTTTAACCTTATTAATGGACTGGTATTTACCACTTTCAACGGGAGCATTCGTTATTTGGGCTCTCCCTATCGGTTGAATTGATGCCATACCACTGAACGTAAGCGCCACCGTGGCTTCACCATGTTTACGGATCACGTATGAAGGATGAAGAACACTATCAATAATCGACAATGGCGAGCCACCACCAATAGCGTTGAATATGTCGCTAACATTTATATCTAAAATGCTCATGGTTACCGCCAGTAAAAAACCCACCTGAGTGGGCTATTTTGCGTGTTATTGCGTCAGCTAATGGATAGAATTATCGAAACCCTAGCCCTAACCTGGAAATCAAAATGAAAAATTACAGCGCAACCTTGCTTGCTTTGCCATTTTTTGTATCTCTTGTATTTTCCTCGCCATCATATGGAGTTAATGGTGAAAACAAAAATCTAGCCGAAGCAATAAATTCATGCAGAAAACTGGCTAAAGATTCTGAAAGCAGTATTTATGCCGATAGATTTATCGTAACTTACGGGGATGCTTATCGCCCGGTAACCAAGCGTGATTATCAAAACCTTATTGCTAGCGTATGCAATGAAGGGATTACGGCAGCAGAGAAATATAGATATATTAGTGAGTTAGAGTCATTCCTTTTTTCTATGCGTAGCCACTGGATTAATATTTTGGGGACACCCGTAGAAAGTGCTGAAACAATATCTAGAAATTATTTCCGATCCATTCACGGAATAAAAGTGCAAGAAGATACCCCCTACCCAACCCTTTCCAAAAACCCTACAATAGAAGAGCGGGTGGATGCTTTAGAAAATTACGCCAATCAAAAAACACTTAGAGGCGTTCCTATCATGCGACATTGCGAACGAATAACAAAAAATATGCCAAACGGCTCAATGCCATCCGAGGATTTAAGGAAATCAGCAATTCAGATATGCTCAGGTGTTATGACGATGAATTTTACTAAAAATAAACATGGCATCAGTGGCGCTGAAGCAATGAGAATCACTGAGAATATCTATAAAAAAGGAACCGTTGAGTACAGATATCTGGATCATGTAACAAGCCTAGCATTCTCAGAATCGCAGCAATGACGACACATTACTTAACAGCACTGGAGAATGCCTGGTTTGTTGATGAGCGACTATTCATCTCCTTGAATCCTTCTGCTAATTTTGAAGCCTGCTCTGTAGTTGCAGTTACTTTTACCTCGCCAATATTTTGACTATTGTAGTTGTTGACAACGTTTTGGCTTGGTGTGTTTGCTCTTCCCACCCCATTAGCAAGTTGTTGCTGAGTCTGATAGTAACCAGCGTACTGACTTTTGGCTGCGTTTCCATAATCTAGCCCATTCTTCCAGTTTGAATACCCTTCATGTTTCGCCATATAGGCACTCAAACTAGCCATGATGGAAGGATCAGAAAGATCTATCTTATCGTTATTGCCTACCCCCATAGCTTTCGATACCTGAGCTACGTAGGTAGCAGTATCATTTTCTGAAGGAGGTGCCCATTTACTAATAATCCCATTGATAGTATCCAATTTATCCCTGGTATAATAAGTGGATAGCTGATCTCTCGCCGCCTTCCAGCCTGAATCTTCATCAGTATATTTAGCGAATCCACCTGAATCCTTGCCTGCATTGCCTTTTGTTTTTAGATTTAGAGGGTTAAAGTTTCTGTCTGGCCTATTTTTACCTGCGGGATTGGTTGGGGTTTCTTTATTTGGATCATCGTATTCAATACCAAGCAATCTATCGACAAAATGCTGCCGAAAGACAACCGGCCTTTGCTCATCAGGTACATCTTTATATTGATCTTGAACCATCTGACCAAGCAACGCCACCGCGGCAACCCCCCCAACACTTTTACCACTAAGCAGGGCCATCGCAGCAAGAATACCAAGCGCATTACCTGCGCCACCTACTGCTTTTATAAACCCATCAATACCATTACCAATCCCTTTGAAAAACCCAATAATATCGCCCTTGTTATCTTTCAACCACTCAAGGAACTCCTGTTCAGCTTTAAGAACCTCTGGCCCAAATGTTGCCATCAGATCTTGCTTTACTTGTGCAAATTGCGAATCCAGAGCTTTAGTGGTGGCGAGGATATTGCGCTGGGCTTCTTCCTGCTCTTTGGTCATTTTCCAGCGTTTTTCCTCCTCAGACACCATCTGCACGGCCTTGCCGTTTTTGATGTCTCCTGCAAGGTTGGGATCGTAACCAAATGCAGCTAGAGTCTGCATTAACTGCTTCTCGCTATGACCTTTTCCATATTTTTGAAATTCGGAAAGCGCATCCTCAGATTTGCCACCCAACTTATGGATATCAATGCCAGTTCTTGCGCCAGTGGTAAGCAGGTTCTGTGCTTCTGGGGTTAGACCACCAAAGATGGTTGGATCTTCCAGATTGGCGAGCGCCATCTTTGCACTCAATTGAGAACCGAGAAAAGCGCCACCATTCTGACCTATGCGAGAAAAGCCATATTGAGTACCGAGAACATTACTGGCACTCGTTCCTAGCATTCTCCCCATATTACTGGCTCTGACGATGGATTCAGCGGTGCTTTCAAAGGCGCGATGAATGCCAATGGCAACCGCAGTCATTACCCCACCAACAGCTAGAAATCGCGTTGAAAGCCCAAGCAGTCCACTAAAAGCCATGCTTAGCCCTTTCACGGCTGCTGATGCTTTATCCGTTTCTTTCGTCGTTTTGGACATTGAGGAGGTGGTTGATTTCTCAATTGCAGCCGTTAACCCCTCGATGGCTTCCTTAAGGTCTTTAGCCCCCCTTTCGACCTTTTTTTTACCCGAGAGAAACTCCTCGGTTCTTACTGTGACTTTGTATGCTAGCTCTTCAATAATCACCGTAGTTTCTCCGCGTATTGCTGCCAAGCTCTTTTGTTATGACACTCCACCGCGATAAGCTCCAGCAGATTAAACGCATCGCGCACAGACAACTTCTCCTGCAAATCAAGGTAGGAGGCCCTGCCTGAGCAGATAATAGAACTCATCTGTGCGGATATGTTGACCGAGGATACCAATTTAGATGGCCCCTGATCTGGCTGAATGAATGGATACTTTACGCGGCTGCGATGGTTAAAAAATCGAAGTTCACTCCGAACACCTTGTCCATCAGAGTTCGAATAGTTGAGACCTCTTCAAAATCGATGGACTTAACCTCGCGAGTTTGTTTATTTCCATCGTGCGTAATAACAATTTGCACGGTGGACATCAGGCGATCTCGGAGATTACGTGAAACTTCAGGTGACGCGGCACACAGGACATTAATTCCAACCGTAGCCAGTCCAGCGCATCCCATAGCAATAACATCAGCAGGAATGCCAGAAAAGTTAGATTCTCCCATCGACCGGAAAATATCCTGAGCTAACTCGTCGGCATCCCATGCTGACATCTCCGTGATAATGAACTCTTTGCCCTTATCTCGGCCTTCATCTTCCACGATATACGTGATTTGTTTTCTGGACATTATGCGGCGCTCGGTGTGCAGGATTCAAAGTGGAATATCGCCGGGCGTGGTTGTAATACCCGCTTGCCCGGAGGTGCTGGCGTCCAGGTATAAAGCACGCCATTCACAAAGTTATACTTGATATTAAGAGCTGGGATGGTCAGCACTGCGTTGCAAGCAAACTTCGCTACTGCGGTTCGCTCGGCTGCGTACCAATCCCCTATTAGCTGTGCAGCGTTAGACGTTGCCATTAGGGTAATGGTCAGCTCCGTTGGGTTGAAGATGAATCCAGCGTGGTATTTACCATCTGCTGACATCATATCCTCAGCGTTCTGTAATGCGCCTGTATCAAACATATCTTCAGCCGCGTAATCATCAACATCGAACCCACCAGGGTAAAACGATGGCACGATGATACGCAGCTTCGAGTTGGCACTTGTAATATCGATAGGCATTTTCAGTCCTTACAGGATATTTGTTGAGGTCATGTCGATGCTTTGAATCAACTGCCCGTCGACGTAATAGAAGATTGCACCGTCAAGGCTACGTTCGGTTCGTGATGCGCCTGTTTGCTGAGGGATGAAGAAGAACCAGCCCTGCGTATACAGCACATTGGAAATATCAGTTCCCACAGCATCATTAACGATGTTGATTTGCGCCTGATCCAGTGTCACGCCAGCACGAATAGCACCAAAGTTAATCGCATTGGTAGCCACATCAATCACCGCGGCAGAAATTGACGCATAACCACCGGCATTGAACGCATATGAGGCGTTATTGGTAAACAGGTTGGCGAATGCGGCAACCAGGTTGGCGTTAATCCATACTTGGCTAATGAAGCTATCAAGCCACAGGAATTTGCCAGTAATCGCGCCATCTGACACATAGTTAGCCAGAGTTTTATTCTGACCGTATGCGCCATAGAAGTTATATCCATTTGACTCTAGCGCAGCGGCTGTTGCGTTATCCGTTACGTTTGGCGCGATACCTGCGAATGCCCGGAATTTGTAAGATACTCGGCCATTTGTTCGGTTGAAATTAAGTGATGCAGAGTAAGCCAGCGCCAGCACTGCGTAGAGATATGAACCATAAACAGGAAACACATTCTCATATCCATTCACAATGACCACACTTTGAACGAAGCACGAATCATTATTGGCAACTGTCGCATCTTCCGATGTGTCATACATCGAGTAGGCATAGCGGTTAGTTGACGCACTTACCCATGCACACAACTCTTCTTTTTCTTCATCAGTGAGATCAACTAGGCTAGCGGTCATCACCCAATCCTGATTCTGATTTACAATCGCCGCCATTGTGTCTGTGATGCTAGTTGCAATCGCACCGGGTGAAACTGTTGCTGCTGTATCTGCGGTCAACTTCAATGCGGTTGCTGCCGCGCCTGGAACAGCTTGTGACACTTCGCTACTAGCGCCAGTGGTTGCTGAACGAATAATGAACCTGCTTTGAACTGGTAGCCAATCAACAGTAACGCTACTCCCGATTGCTGCGGCAATGGTTGTTGCGGCGTCACTAAAGCTTGTCACCGCGGTAAGAACAAGCGCTGAACTCGTCACTGGCGTACCATCAACCGTTAAGGTGATAGTTCCAGTGATAGATTTTAAAGCATCAATTTTGACACCTTTAAAGCTACCAGATAACAACCACCCAGCTACCGGCTGCTGCACCAATCGCCCAAATAAAACAGCACCTGGGCGAACAGTAGAATTGTCATACCCGGACATATATAGGGAAGCCGCCAGATATTCTTTGCTGGTTGTGCCAAGGGCGGCACCAACGTCCGCCGCGCTGGTAAACTCTGAAACCTTACCAACAGGCAGCAACTCGTTATCGGATAAAAGAAGGCCGTAAACATCCAGCGCGGTTCCGGCTGCGTTTACAGTGGAAGGCGTGATCTTAAAGTCACGCGATAATGGAATTTTGCTCATGAAGTCGCCTTATCAGCCTGTTCGATAGTGAAGTGAACTTTGTCAAAGTAGTCCTGTGGAACATCTATAGTAATGTGAACCTGTAGCGAGACGGTCACCATGTAACGCTCTTGCCACTGGTTTTCGCCGTTAATCATTGGGGCTTGAATAGCCTCAGAGCTGTAAAGAGGTGCTACTCGCTCATCAATGGATTTAATGAGCTCATATGCATATCCAGTGCGAAATAAGGTCTCCAGAGCGATAGCCCTATCACCAGCGTTATCACCGTAGATATCAACCTGAATATCGGCCTGCCTAACCTCAGTAAAACCAATGGCACTCGTAATTGGTGACCCGGTATCTTTCTTTATTTCTCGGTTGGTTGAGTGACGTTTAAATCTCAATGGAGTCAGAATGCAAAACTGCCCCTTATCCATCGGCACCCGGTTAGCCTGAGCCTGTTCGCACTTACCAATAAAGGGCTCTGCAAAGTCAGCCAGAACATCAATCACGTTATCAATGGTCATGTCATTCATGGCGTCACCTGCAACTGGACAAGCAATCGACACCAGTCTGGCCACAACTCAAGCGGTTCAATAACAAGCCACTCTTCACTGCCAATGATAAACAAGTCACCGCCGAGCACTTTCTCACGGTTCACGCCGTAAAAATTCCCATCAACATGAATCGATTTGAGCAGGCCGGATATGTTTAGCCCGTCCACATGCTTCAAGTCGCCAGCGGATAGAGGCTGCAACTGAATGGTGACCGGCGCGTCAGGGAGATACTTGGGAACCTGTTTCCGGCCCTCACCATTAGTGAAACCATCAGACCGGCGAACAAGTGCAGAAATAAATGGGTTTACGCGATTAATGGCAGGTTTAACTATCCGATGAAGGTTCAATTTCTCCCACCTCATAATTCACGTCGCCAAACATTAATTTCGTGTCTTCAAGCGGCTTCGTTGATTGATTAGGAAATTTCTTTCTCGTCCTGCGAATATGAATAGTTACATCTGATAATTTTGGCTCGATTAGGGTTTTGATAGACTCCTGAACATCCCCCTTAATCTGTGCGCCCACAACCTCAAGAACTTGCGCGGTATCAATTCCAGCGCGAATCCCCCTGGCTACCGTTTCGGCCCAATCTCCAGACTTTTCACTTATCGCGTTACGGAAAAATGGCCGAGGTGGTTGGTTATTGCTGGGATTCCCGTACTCGTTGATTGCCGCAACCATTGCCACGCTAGTTCCGTCTGGATAGGTTGCCCCATCAATAAATCCAGCCTTCACCTGTTTGGATGAAAGCTGTTTTTCAATGTTGTTCAGGAAATCAGATATCTTCCCTGCCATAACTCACCCCGGATAGTAGTTCGCCATGCGGTAGATTTTTGTCGCCTGCCAGAAAACCATGCCATATGGGCTCTGCGTGTACCACATGTAACGAAATTCCACCGTCCCAGCATCAAAGGAAGCTGATGCGCTTCCCTCAGATGCTGATGCTAGGCGACCAACAATTCCCGTACCACCGTTACCTTTATCATCACCAAATCGCATGTATGCCAAATGCGCCATAAGCATGTAGAGCAGACGCTCGCGCTTTATGACGTCATCGACTAATGAGAATTCAGAGTTGTTAAGGTAATCGGTGGCCTGTTCAAACAGGTAAGGGAGTTGTTCGTTGGTTACATTGGAGAACTCAGGGAACATAGCGCGGAATTTCGTGATATTTAACACCACGATTGCCATGCTTAATCCTCTTTTTGTGGTTCCACGCCGCCAGTGGTTTGCGATGCTTGCTCAAGTCCTGTCTTCACTTTCGCTCGTTCAAGGCTTGCATCTTTAGCTGACTCCTCATCAGAAACGGCAAAAATAATCCCGTTTTTAATGAACTTTGAGTCAGCGTGATTCTTTTCGAATGATTCCCATGCTTCCGCGGGGACATCCTTCGTCATGCCAAAGCCATTTACCAATACGGAGGTGTTAGCCCCCGCCAAGGTAATGACTTTATCGCCATGCTGAAACGACAAGCCGCAAGGAAGTTTACAGCCGATAACATAGGTGGATTTTTTAGCTGCCATCTTAAACTCCGAGCATTTGAGCGAACAGGAACGGCTGAGTGATTACCGCGCCGTAAGTGGTTCCGGAGTGCTTCTGTTTCCAGCTTGATGTCATAGTGATGATTGGATGTGCACGAAGCTTATCACTATACGCACAATAACCAGCCTGCTGACCTTGGGCAGTTTCAACGAACATCTGCACCAACTCACCTGCGTCAGTGTCGTACTGTGGCGCTACTTCAATACGCAGATTGGTGAAGGTATCTTTCACCATCTTCTCTACGGTATTACCGAAGATTTCGTTAGCGCGTTTGAACCACACAGAAGCATTAGGACTCATCACCAGAACCAAAGGTGATGCCATATCCACACCGTCACCTACCGCACCATTAGTGCGAGCAATCAGGTCTGCATACAGAGCAAGGATATCGTTGTAAATATCCACTACCTGCTTATCTTTCCACAGGGTTTTACTATCAACAGTGGCTGGAGTGATCGGCGTCGGTAGTGCTGGGTCATTCAGGATGCCGTAGTTGCGCAAGCCTGACACACCGTAGAAGTAGAACTTGTTCTGCGCCTGATTCAGCGTCCATGCCGCCGCACGCTGCTTCTCTGCCACATAGGGCAACATAGCTAAACCATAACGTTCTTGCTCCAACTCGCCATAAGTGACCATTGTCTGATAGCGATACACCTGACGGTCTTCCCAACCAGGAGTTACTTGGTTCCCGCCTTGTTCACTGTAGTCATCATAGGCCACAACATGACCAGATTGCTCAACGCGCTGGATCATCAATGTATCTTGAGCCCACGCACCTTTTTTCTTCTCGCCCAGAATATCGACAGCCTTTTGCTTGGCGAAGATAGTACGGACGATTTCAGGATCAATGAAGGAAGAAACGATTGCCGGAATACCGCCGTTAGGTGGCATACCTGGCTGTACATCAGCATCCATTGCAAATTTAGTTACTGAAGATGGCAAGAAAATGCCACGCGATTCGGCTTCCGCTTTAAAGGCTGCGAAATCAGCCTGAGTCAATTGAGGCATTATGCTTTGCTCCATGTAGAGATAATCAGTAAATCACCAATAGCGGCAGGGCTGGCGACATACCAGTCTGTTTCTACTGCACCAGAGATTGTTGCACCAGCCGCGCCAGTTGCCAGCAGGCCCGTAGCAAGAACTGCAAACACCTTCTGACCGACTGTCGCTACAGTTGTAGAGATAGCCCAGAAGTCGCCGCCCACAATTACTGATGCTTCACGGCCCGCTGAAATAGTCATGCTATTGCTTTGCAGATAACCGATAGTGGCATTCGCATTGTTTTGTACGAAACCAACGGGCTTTCCAGTGCCAGTGTTATCCAGTCGTAACGGGTTGGAGGCATTGCGCCATGCGAACCGCGCCATGATTAAACCGCTAGTACCGGCTTGGAATGCACCGGGGCCACCTGCTGCCGCGATAATTGGAGATGTTGATGCTGGCTGTCCTGCCTGACCGACACCGGAGTAAAGTTCTACGCTTTTTTGGAATGACATATTATTTGCCCTCGAAGTAGTTTTTCACGGCAGTGCGCGAATCGTGGCTAATTGGCGCTGCGTCATTTGCCATCGCAGGGCGAGAGTAAGCTTTGAACACTGATTGAAGTGCGGCTGATGGTAATGTTGCGTGGTCCGTGCATCCCATTTGCTTCAGGGCTGTACGGTAAACCTCGTCTGCACTGTCGCAGGCCAGATCACCAACAACAGGACGGACGTCACGTTCAGCTTGGCGAAGGGCTGCAAAACGGGCTTCAACCCCTTTAATTGCTGAGTCCATGGCTAATTTGCTGTCGTTTGCCATTTTATCTTTCTCGGCCTTGTCAGCCTCGTCTTTGGCTAATTTGTCTTTCTCAGCCTTTTCTGCTTCATCCTTCGCAAGCTTTTCCTTTTCTTCTTCCGTCATCTCGTCCTTCGCTGTTTTTGGGTCTTTGTCATCATCTTTAATGATTTCTTCGACCTTTTTTTCAACTTCTTCTGGGTTGGCGTCATTAGCCAGGAAAGGCAAAATCTTCGCCATAAGTTCTTTTGCTTTTGACATCAGTTTGAGTCCTGTAGGTAGTGAGTCATATACAAATACATCCGGGCCAGCCCGGCCACTTGGCACGATTGCCACATGGTTACAAACGATGTCACGCATAACGCCATCGTATGGTTCGCCCTCGTACTCGCCCGGCGTCATGTCGAGCCGATAACGGTATGAAGATGAGATTTCACGCTGCTGTTTGTTCTCTACGCCAATAATGGAATTCACATCCCAGATAACGAGAGAGTTTTTCAAATAACCATCTTCGAATACGGCATTGCTGCCAGTGGCCCCAATGATTGATTCTTTCGGTGGGTTTAATATGGAAACGGCAATATGCGTATTAAGCAGCGGCTTGTTGTTGAACGCTTCAACTGCGAGCTCCAATTCTTTCGGATCACGCAGCAGGCGATAGGCTTTATCAGGCTCTAAGCCATGTTCTTCCCAATTAGGTATCTCTTTGCCGTAGTAGACACAGACGTTAGCCTTACTGATTGGCGTCAGTTCAACATGAAGCATCCCGTCAACGTCATAGCGGCGAACGCTCGCCTTATCGAAGGCAAACTTCACATCTTTCATGTTCTTTCCTGTTTTTCAGGCAATAAAAAAGACCGCTATAGCGATCCTGTTGCTTTTTGGTTTTGGTGGCTGAGGTGGTGGCGCTGGCCTCTTCACTATGTCACCTGGTTTGTATGGCGGTGGCGTTGGTGCTTTACACATAATGGTTGTCACCAAAGATAATTAAAATGGCAGCACTGGCTTCCATGTACAGCCACAATTCGGCTCTTCTCCCGGCAACACATACTGCCCCTTGTCACCGATTGGCAACCCCTTATCGAGGTCGAACTCCTGCCCGTTAGCATGAACGTGCTTCTTGCGAGGTTCGCTACCGCCGCCACTGTGTAACCAGACGCCTCGCTTAATCCCTGCCGCTTGTTGCCTTGCATTGGACAGTGCACTGGTAGCCTTGCGTACCTGGTCACGTGCAATGAATTCAGCACGCCTGCGAGTAATGCCGTGACGCTTGCCAAAGTTAGCTTCTATTTCGTCAGCCAATCCTTTGCGGTCGCCACCCTTAGCTACTGAGCGAAACACCATCGATTCCACCTCAGTGAAATACTTCTCAGGGATGGAGCGGATTAACGCCACATTTTCTGAAATGATAGCCTCTCGCTTTTCGAGCATAGCCTCAGTCCACTGCATGTTAATTGTCACTGAGTCCTTACGGGCAGCAGCAAGTAATGAGCGGTCAACAGCCTCGCCAGTCTTGTTTGTCACTAATTCAGCAGTAGGTATCGCCATCTTAATAAAGCGCTCCACCCATTTCTTAGACAGAGAACGCAAAGCACTACGCAACAATTGAACCGGGTTAGCATCCATCGCCAGTGGGTGATCTGCGAAGATGGGAACGATTTGGCTTTTCACGTCATCGTTCATCTCGCGGATAATCGCCAGTAGTTCTCTGCGATACCAGATGATATTACCGGCGTTATAGTTGACCGCCCGAAGGCTTCTACTCTTCTTCGGTTTCCGGTTCATAGTCGCCCTTCAGGTTTTCGAAACCGCCGCCATCGATGCTTTTCAGTGCATCACGGCCCTCTTCCGAACTAACAAGTTGAGAGTCTGCTGGCAAACACACCGTCCTAACCTTGATTTCATTAATCTCAGCCTTCTCTTTCTCGCTGATTTCATCAAGCGGTTTGAACTCGAAGTAGATGTCGGGTTTTAGCTCGCCAAACTCTGAAAGCTGGATAATCTTGAAGATGTTCTCAATGGCTCTGCGATAGTCCAATTCTTGCGATCCGGATATCGTTTCGTGCCATGTCTCAATTTCAGCATCACCACTGGCATTCAAGCCTGCTGGGGCATTACCAAACATCTTCAGGTTGGTGGTGCGAGATGGTATGCAGAGTTGCTCTTGATAGTTCGATAGGATGCTTGACAACTCACTCAGTGATGTCTGCATATGAATCAGATCCTCACCATTGTCGAGAGCCCATATACCAAAGTTATCCTGATACTTGGTGAACATTTTAATGCGCTTATCAAATTCACCAGGTATTTCCATTCGAGCATCCATATCCGTTTTCAATGCTCGCATCCGCAGGGTTCGAAGAATCTTTATCACGTTCTTCTTGGCGTCACGCCAGTCAACAACGTAATCTTCCATCAGCTGCGTTAGAGACAGTCCACCAAAGTTATAGGATGGTTTAAGAATGTCAGGAACCGGACGGCTAACGATATCGATGAATCGAGACTCATGTACCGTGTCGCCCATTACGAACCATGCTTGAGGCTTGTAGAAATCAGGTCTCAATGGCTTGCTTGAGTTGTACATCGCCGGATAAACCCAGTTTGGGTCTATACAACGGAAGCCTTTCAATGATCCTTTGGTTATCTTGCGCGGGTCAAGAAATAGCGGTTTTTCATTCTCTATATCGTCAGCGCCAACATCGATAAAGATGTGAGCGACGCCATATTCTGAATCCTGCCTTACGGCTTCGTGAATCAAACGCTTTATATCGTATTTGGTCAGCGCTAAATCCATCAGTTCGATATCAGGATCACCCTCTTCCGTGCTCTTCACCTCAATCCAGTTACGCGTCATCTCATCAGCCATGATGGTATGCATGTTCGCATACTCAACCTGCTGAGACATTGCCGCCAAAATCGGGTAGCCACGGAAGCCGGAATATTCACCACCAATCGACATGCTGTTGATGACATCGTAAGGCGTGGAGTCCATAGCTAGAGCAGATTCTTTTTTGCCCTCTGGTATAACGCCAGGTAGCGGATCGTAACGTTTAAACTGAGCAAATGGCTTTTCGTCATTCGCAGCAGATGCCGCTTCAAGATGCGTGTTTGTAATCTTCGCCAGTTCCCGCCGAGGTGCTTGCACGGCTTGAGCTGTTCGCACAGCCTTCTTTCTTGTCATTGCAGTATCTCGTCAGGAATGTGGAACAGCACGCCGGACTTGCCTTTCATCTCAGTGATGGCATCCATCATTGGATCAAGTTGGTCATCGTGCGTGTTGAATTCAGGGTTAATGGCTTCCATTTCAACTAGAAAGTCATTGATAAATAAAGCTTCTTTAGGGAGTTTTATGTAGCCGGACTCGATATACCCTTGCGTATCCATGAGACGGGTGTATTTGTCTTTGTCGCGCTGGATTGCTTTAACGGGGCATATGGCATCTTTCCGAATGCTTTGAATTAATCCGGTGCCAGATGATTTATCTTCTATTGCCATGTGGCGTAACGGGCCATTCTTGAGTTGTTTCGATTTGGTCCAGAACGCAACCGCTCGCCTTTTTAACTCATCCGATTCCCACTTACCGCGGATCATATCGATGAGGTACATGTAACCATCGACACCCAAACCCCAGTGCTCGAAAACAGAAAAGTCGTTAACCTCTTTAATTTTTTGCGCGGTATCACCATAAACAGCACGCCATTTCATTACCGGCAATTCGCTGTATTCGCCAAACCAATGAGTCTTTATCAACCCACCACCTTTCGCGGTTGGACGTTGCTGATATAGCGCATTCCATACCAGCGAGCCAAGTTGCTTGGCCTTTTCAACGAACGATCTAGGCATGCGTTCAGGAAACAGTATTTCCCCCGGCTTTCTCAGGGCATACCGCTTTCCGTTAAGTTCGTGAAACTCTTCTTTTTCAGCCTCCATCGGGAAGCTGACTACGCGCCATTTCTCCCCACCTTCTTCAGCTAGCTTCAGTAATTGACCAGCCAGGTCATTCTGATGCCAGCGAGTGAGAATGATGATAATGCCGTTTATTTTTGGGTCGGCGCGGGTAAAGAATGTGGTGTTATACCAATCGATAACAGCCTCTTGGTAGGTTGGAGATGAGGCTGTTTTATAGTCTTTTGCCGGGTCATCAATAATTCCGATGTTCATACCCTGACCGGTGATACCGCCATTGACGCCAGCAGCTCGATAAGCGCCGCCGTGCAAATTACCACAGCGGTCCATTACCTCCCATAACTCAGCGGTTCTAATGGCTCCGCCTGCTACGGTTCGTATATTTGTACCGCTCAAAACAGTATCAGGGAAAACTTCATGGTATCTCGGAGAATCAACGATACGCTGAGTGTCTCTTGACATCCTGTTTGCTAAATCTGAAGAGTATGAACAGGCGATCACATTCCATTCAGGGTGTTTTCCCAGCACGTAAGCTGGAAACCGACGCGAAGCCTTTTCGCTTTTTCCAGAACGAGGGGGGGCGAATATCATCAGGCGAGGCATCTTTCCAGCCTCAACATCAATCAGAAACTGGTCAAGCTCGGCAGACAGCAATTCGTTAAACCAACCAGTCTCGTACTGAGGGTTAGTATAAAGCGTGAACCCCATCAAGCGGGTACGTGCCTCTGCTATGGCTCGCTGCTTGTATGCCTCAAGAGTCTGTCTGTTTCTCATCGAGTTGTGATCTGTGACGGCCATGACCCAACTCCTTTAAGCGGTCCTGCAATTCTTCTTCGGTGATGTCGGTATATTGAATTGGGCCACCATTTGGCCCTGAGTGCTCATTCTTCACATTTTCTTTAAACGCCTGTACATCGACATGCTTACCGAGCAACTCAAGGTTCTTCACTTTGTCAGGCCACTTAATCTTTTTGAGAATACCGGCCAGCTCGCGTGCGCCTCCCTCACCTGAGTTTTCGAACATTTCCGTGACATCAAACCCTGAGATATAGCGCCGCCATGTAGGAGGCCATTCGCTAACAGGTTTAAGAGAGAGGTCATCCTTCACGATATCAAGCACATCCATTTGGTCTATTTCAACCAACCGACGCAGGACATAGGCGGCGTCAATACCCACCTCTTCATTGCGCACATCCTTTAATTCAATGATGCGTTCTGCAATGTCTGGTTTTGTGAGGTTTTCGCTGCCTATCTTCCGGGCGGTCTTCTCGCTGTATCCCGCCCTGATTGCTGCCTGTGTGGCATTGAGGTCTTTCAGGTACTCACGGGCAAACAGCTCTTGTTTGTCGGTGAGCTTTGCCATATTTAGAATATTCCACTTTTCACTCTCGTATGATTTCTAACCAGCCGAGATATTATTCTTTAAACGATAATGCCAGCAGCACGTAATGACGTTAGCAACGCATTAAGTTGAGTGCCAGCGCTTGTGCCATCCGATGCTACTGTGCAGTTGGCTACGGTTGCGGCTTTCTTTACACCACCAAGCACTGTTGTTGTAGCGGCCGGCAGTACATAGGCATCGCCTGAAGTGGCTACTTGCACAGTCTTTCCAGATTGATGAATCACATTAGTCGTCATGGGGATTCCTTTATGGTGTTTTATGTCTGTAATGATTGAGAGCCGTTGTGAAAGTGGCTCTCAATTTGTAACTAATTGATTTGAATGCAAAGCGTAAAATTGCGCTCTGAATTAATCAAAGAGAAGCTTTGGCTGAGTTAGCGAAAGGATTTGTTCGTACTCTAGCGCCAGAAGCTTTTTCTCTTTTTTGCGATGGTTCATTAAGTTGCTGCCGATCCTCGCTTTCACTTCTGACTTGGCAACCTTTAACGCATGTCGGTGTTGAGCTTCCTCGCCGACTTCCTGCCATCTGCTTAGTTGTTCCACCATCCAGTTAAATGCCTGGATGTATCGAATCTTTATCAGCATCGCCGCGCTACCAGTGAAACCCATCACTACAAGCATGTATCCGTCTTTTGATAGTTTAAACATTGGCTGCACTTCACCATTTTTATCAATGAAATCAGCTGGCTCAAAATTGAGCCGGGCAAAGTCATCAGGGCACTCACTGATTGTTTGTCTGATTTTTCTCAATACGTTCTTATGATTTTTACCAAAGTAGTTTGCGATCTTCTGGCTTGTGGTAAAAACCTTTCCTTGCACTGTCGTCACCATTTTTGTGAAGTCAGACTCAGGGAGGACTGTTAATTCTTTCATCGTATTTCCTTTTTGGGATATGAGTCAGTTCTCCAGATATGGACAGCCCAAGAGCGGCACGATGAAAGCCACCGTCCTATCTCTGCCTCATATCCCGAAAAAGACTCTTGGTTTTTATTGCGCGGAGAATGCGCGGTGATTTACTGCCAATAAAAAAGGCCCAGTCGTTAAACTGAGCCTTCATGTTCTTTGTTCGCGGCTTTGCTACTCCTCTCGGCGTTGCTACACCACTTACGGCTTACCCGTCAGCAAGATGTGGATCACCTCTTTAGGGCTGCACAATCTGTTTTTCAGTCAATAAAAAAGGCCGCCTAAGCGACCTTCATTTTATAATTTTTTATTAAATGCTCTTAACTATCAGGTAGTGACTTCCAGCGTACGGGATCAATTGGAGCCTCTGGCTCTTTAACCATATCCATATAGCAAATCCAAGCCCCGCCTACCTCACTGGAAAACATACTCTCTTCACCCTCCCAGAATGCCGCTATATATGTATTTGATGCAGTTAGCTTCTCACCGGTCTTGGCGGATGTAATTATGATTGAAGTGCCATCTCTTGGCGCTGATTTCATGTCCTGCCATAGGTCAGTCATTGTCATCCTCTAAATCTATTTCACAATTACAGAAAGGGCATAGGCCATCATTGTACTCTAAGGTTTTAATTTCCACCTCAGATTTGCAAGACCAGCAATCTATCGATGCTTTTCTCTCGCCGTGCGACTGTTGGCTAATATTTTCTGGCATGCTATTTAACCTCCATCGAGAGAAGCTATCTATTCCTTGTCGGGGGAATTCTACTTAGCCAGGCACGCGTTATTGATATACGCCTGTAAGCCGTTTATTTGGCTGGTTGCAATTCCGATGCGCTCTCTGAGACTGAGATAATCCCGTTCAGCGGCGTTAGTAAGTCTGGCGCTGGCATCATCAGGGATGCTGGCGGGGCCGGTGGTTTTGGACACTGCCTTTGTACATGTTGCGTTGAGCTGCAACCGCTTAGTGCCATTAGCGACATCAGCACGAAGGCGCTCGTTTTCAGATTTGGCATCTGCTAGTTCCTTGGTGTGTTTGATATCGATAGCGGCTACTGCTTGGCGCTGGGTTTCGATGAGCTGAAGGTCTTTCTTCTGCTGGTTGGCCACTGCGGTTATTTCTGCGACGTCACGCTGAAGAGTGGTTACCCTACCCTGGTAATAAGTCACGCCGAATAGCAGGAATATCGTCAGCACAGCGATGAGTATTGCCGTTACGCGGTTCATGATAGAAACAGCGCCCTTTCTCGCTGACGTCGCGGTAGCAATATATCCGGGTCATTACCGGCTTTCTTCCACATCATAAATGCATCAGCAGCGCCTTTGTAATCACCTGCGTTAAGGCGTTTCAGCACGGTAGAATTAGCGAATGCGGTTGGCCCGATGTTGAATATCAGACTACACAACGCATCGTACTGGTTCTGGGTTAGAGGGACTTTCACATTTGTTGTAATGGATTCTTCTGTCCACTTCAGGTCGGAACGTAGCAACTCAGATGATTTGTCTTTGCTGATAACCATGCCAACAGCAACTGGCTTTCCATCAACTACGCCAGTGTGGCCCACGCCGATTGTCGGGATGCCGCGAGAGTCTTTATAGCCGGTCAGTCGCTCGCCTTCTTCGCCTTTCAGCTTACTAATTCCGTTCTCACTGATTCGCATTTCCAGCCCCTGTTTTGTTGCCAACGATGCGCTTAAGCACCGAACCGATATAGTCAGTGCCGAGGTAACCGATAAATACGCTCGATACCATTGCCCAACCTTGGTCGATACTGAGCAGCACAAAGATGTCTTTTAGGAACCAAGCAATGATTGAGCACATCGCAGCATCAAGCATTCGTTGTGTCCGCCCGCCGCCCGCATACCAGCCGCGCAGCAAAGCCATAATCGCAGCAACCAAGGCACTCAGTAATTCACCTCTGTGCTCTGCTACCCACGTCACTATCAGCGTCCATACATCTGGGGAGTTGTGCATTTTCATATCCTGCCTCCCCATTGGGGAAATTAATCCCGGCGTATGTCGGGTTCGTATGCTGTTGTGTAGGGAATAGCCCGCCGCCGTGATCCATTCAGACACGGAGTTTGTTTGAGGGTGATTGGCGCTGGCGGCGGGCTAAATTATTTAAGCGAGGCGTTACGCGTTAACATCTGCGCAATGCTCATGTCTTGGAACAAAACCTCGATATCAAGCTTTTCAGCTAAAGCATATTCAGCCCGAGCGCCTGCACTTGATTGCCACCCATCTAGCATGTAAATGGCATCGGCACGTTGAAGCATTGCCATGCAAATGCACATGTAGTCAGGTTGAGATAATCCGTCAGGTAAAATTGCCGGGTTTAATGGGACGTGACCTGAAGCCGCTATCTCTTTGGCTGCCGCATTGAATGCCGGCCGATTGAATTCAGGCAAGCCAGTCATGGGGCCAGCGATATAAGTTTTCATTGTTCTGGCTCCAGAAATAAAAAAGACCCACCGAAGTGAGCCTTAAAAAAATTTGTTGGATTATTAATCTAGTCGGCTATCAGTGAAGCCAATCATTATTAGCTGCTTAACGGCCGCGCAAACCTCATGAAAGGCAGATGTCTGACCTGGGCTTGAAACAATAATTACCGTGTCACCCTTCCCAACGACGACGCACAGTCGCCCATCATTATATTGCATGGATATCGATATCAAATATTGAGATCCACCACTAATCCTTGAGTCATCAACTATTGTCGCAATCTTAAAATTAAGCGCGTAATTCTCATCAAGCCTGATAGATGACAAAGATGCCCTCTGGAATAGTCCTTTATCATTTATCGTGCCCAGCATCACATACGGTCTATCTGTACCACTTGAATCAACCCACGTTTCTTTTGGCAAAGAAAGTGATTCTTTATATTCTTCCGCCAACTTATAAGCGTCTTGCTGAAGCTTCGCTCTACGGTCTTCATACTGCTGATCTAACTTAGCTCTCTGGCGCTGTATATCTTCATAGGTGATCTGCATTCCACTCTCCAAGTAGGAACGATTAGGAATATACATGCTTATCACCTCTGAATTTTAATTGCCGTGATGTTATATGCAAAAAGGCCACCAAATTGGCAGCCTTAAAAGTTAGTTATGCGTGGAGTTACTTAACGCATAAGAGAAATAGGTTAACGCATTCGGCTGGATACTGCCTCGTCCAAGCCTCGGAGGATGGAAAGATTCAGGCTCTTTCAGTACCCATGCGAATGTAGAATGCAAAAAGCCCAACCGGTTAGGGCTGGGCCTTAAGTCTTTTTATCTCTGAACGAATGCAGTAACCCATCGTTAGAGTCAGATTAGTCCATTCCATTCAATAACACAATGTATATTTTCTTTATATTCGAATTTATGCAGCAATATTTTCCCATTTTGTAACCTTTTGTAGTTCTGAATCTGCTAAGCCCTCCTCTTGATGGCATTTAGTTATCAGCATTTCATAGAATGGTTTGAAGTTACGTGACCATGTTGGCTGGGTAATTTCAGTGATATTCTCGCAAATGAACAGCCTCACCGTTTCTGCTGGCAACCTTGCATAGCCGCGGCTAGAACACTTATCACAATCCTTCATCACTGGAACACCTTGGAGTTCTGTTTTCTTCTGATCCAATACCTTCCCTTTCCCGTGGCACCTGCATGCATTGCTAACAACCTTCTTCCCCCCACATGCTTTGCAGAGTATCCGTACTACCTCTGGCACCTTTCGCTTAACCTCGAAGTCACTAGGACTTTGACCAAAGTCTTTAGCCCACTGAGGTAACTGCATTGTGTAGTGGCTTTTCATTATGAAAACATCAGCCTCTATGAACCCCTCCCCCTTACAACATTCACACTCGCGAACGCTAGCCGCACTCCGCGCATAATCAGCAAACGCATATCTTGCGAGAGTTTGCACAACGCTTTGTTTAATATTCTTATCGAGCTTTGAGATTGCTTTGTATTGATTGGTTTCTTTCAATGCATACTGAGTTAGGCTTTCCACGGCGCTATCTGGACTACTGATACCTTGTTTCGCTAAAAACAGTTCAATCCCCATCTTCGCTTTAAGGCCTGCCAGCCCAAGCGATGCCATAACATCGGTGATTGATAAAGAATCAGAAGCCGTAGCCCGTGGAGCGTCACTTATATGAAGGCTTTTAGGTGCGAAAAACTTTGGTAGTGCTTCTAGTCTCATGCTGCCATCTCCTGAATGATTATCTTCCCAATTTCGCCCCACAGTTTCGTTACCCGACCATCCCAAATACGGCAGTCATCTTCAAAAATGGCGTCAAGCAGCGCCTTTTCGAGGTTGTCTTTATCAGGTTTGGTTTGATGCGGTTTTCCATCCATTTCAGAGCGCTTCTTTTTGCTCCAACTTGGCGGCATCGGGATTACGAAAGTTACGTGGTAATGTGATTCAGGGAGGGATATTCGATTTAGCCTTACTTCATCGCAGAATGCTCGGTACCGTAGAACTGGTGGTCTTTTCTTCCATTTATCACTCTGTGTCATCCTTGGTTTGGGTATGGGAGTTATGTGATATTCGGTCATATCTTCACCTTATTCTCCGACAGTAGGATTGCCTGTGTCCTAACCATTCCCTCCAGGTGAGCCAGGTGAGCACTCTCTATGTCCATGATGTGCGTACGCCTGTCTATCTCGTCATGACACGCAGAGCAGCACCATGCGCCGAAAAGGTCAGGCGGTTTGATTCCGGTACCGCATATTCCCGATAGCCGGTAGTGGGCCAGCACCACGGTTTCGTTATTCCCGTTACAGATACCCGGCAATCTAACTTGGCACTCGCGGCCTCTAGCCTCTTTGCGTAAGTTCGCCATCTTTTTTCTCCTTCGCTGCTTTATCAATGCATTTCTGATGAGCGTAGGTTTCACCCTTGTTAAGCATCAGGAAGCAGAATATACATATTGATTGGGGGAGTTCAGGCATGGCTGTTCTCCTTTACATCTGGCGGCGGGAAGCAGATATCATCGAAATATTTCTCTTCAATTCGAATGTTGAAGTCAATCTCAGTCATCTCTTTGACTCTAAAAGTAACTCCGACGATGCCAGTGCATTTATTCACATAAACAAGGTTTTCTGGGTCTTCGTTGACATATTCATGAAGCTGTTCTGATAGTTGTTTAAGGCAGCGGAGAGCGCAGTTAATATCGCGGAAATATCTAACATCACTAATGCACGAAAGCACACAGTAATAAGGAATCATTGGCCCTCCCTCTCTGCGCTTGAACTCTCTTTCCACACCGTTCTTTAAATCTGTTAGCTGATTAATGTTTAGCTTTTCAAGTTCTGCCATAATTTGCTCTCCTTGTTCTGGCGTGCAACAAAACGCATATGTGGTCATATGTGGGTATTTCGCTGGCGGGGATTGGGGGTTTAGGCTTGGTTCGAGATGTCTTGCGGAATATCAGGTTATCTATGGCTATTTGGGTCGGGCTTCGTTGTCGGCTCATTCATGCCGCCTTCCTGATTTTCTCAGGAAAAGCCAATAGGGCCATGTGATGCCGATACCCAGTGCCCTTGCATACCCCGAGACAGTTTCTTTCCCGCCTTGAATGTCATGGGCCCATTCAGATACAACACCGGCCATCCAGAAATATGCTGCGACTAATATCAGAGTAATCATGCTACCCTCCCGTAATAATCATTGGTGTAGCGAACCTCTCGCAACTTCACGCCACTACCGACCGCCCATGCTTGCGAGTATTCAATTAAGCTCGTCATGCGCTTAATACCCATCTTGGCGGTCGATTCCCTGATGTTGCAGAACTCACCCTCTAATCCAGGCACCACTTCCGCACCCATACCAGTTGCCATTGCATGGCCCGATACGAATAACGTTTTCCACTGAACCAGATTGCGCTCTTTCTCCATCCACAAAACCTGTTTAGCCACGTCACCACACAATGCGTGGAACATGCTGTTTTGCAGTAGGGAGCGGTCAAAGTCGGTGATGCGGATTGTTATGGGGTGGTGGTCATCAAGGGGGAGTTGGTTTATTGCTGCTATCAGGTTTCGTCTTACTTGCTCGTTTCGTAGAAAGAATATTTGTTTATCCATCATATTCCCCTGATTAAGCCTTGATACTTCGCCTTTGATTCTTTCAAGCGTAATTCGGTATGTAAGTTATTTAATCTTTGCATGGTTTTGAATCTTGGGCGCTTTTGTAATGGTTGCTCAATTAAAACGCCATCAATCCTCCAGACGTTACCGTAGGAGTACCATTTATTGTTGGCCCAAATATCTATCTCTTTCCCTTCGAACTTAAAGCTGATAACCCCACCTCGGCATTCGACCAATTCACCGGAGTCAAGTATCCGATTTAATATTTCATCCCATTGAGGGCAAAAATCATTCTGGTAATGGCCGAATATTGTATTCCCGATGTGGGATAATATTTCAGTATTCATAGTGGCTTCTCCGGTGCGGCGGCTATCATTGCGCGATAAGCATTGCACATATTCACGTCGTCATCCTCGTGGTTGTTGGGCGTGCTATCCCATGCATCTCGCATAGCCTTGGTAATATCAGTCGGTACCAGCTTGTATCCATCCGGTGTGTGATAGTGTGTGATGACAGTCGCCTCTGCCCCAGGCAAAGATGGGTCAAAGCCACTGGCATCTGGTGCAGCTGCAACCATCGCCTTATAGACGGCATCCACTTTATTTATTCCGGAATTATTGTGAGCTTTCTGACCCGCAGCCCATTGAGAGGGGTAGGCGATAATCGGCACCAGTTTCCAACCTTCCGGTATCTCCGGAGAGTTCAACTGTGGGGTGGAAGATAGTGCCTTCCGCAAATCTTTTACCAGCGCGGCCTCACTATTAATAGGAACCAATTGCTCGGGGTAATCGTCGAGAACGGCTAAAAACTCATTCACCGCATCAGCTAATTCATTAGGCTCAGCCCTCTTTGCAGCTAACGCGATTCGGGCTAGTGCCACAATTTCTTCCAGCGCTGCCGGATGTCGGGGCAGGTCAAAATTCAGAATCTCTTCCAGTCTCTCTACAGTGAAACTATCTAATTCTTTCATGTGGTTACCTCAATAGCAGAAGTCAACAGTGAATTCGTTTTCACACTCAGGGCATGTGACGTCAACGTCTCGAGTTGCATATGTGTCGTGCTCTAGTGGCTCGAAATCAGCATCACAGCGGAAGTCTTCATCATCCATCATGTCAAATCGCTCACGACACTTAGGGCAGGTAACATACAATTGGATTTCCCAATTGGCGTAAGTTTTTACCTTCTTAATACTCATTCACTCTCTCCCTTGATTCGAATACCGGCAGACCTGATTGCTTCGGCACAATCATCAATGGCTTCGTCGTAATTAACTGCCTCAAGAAGAATCGCTCCGTTATCAGGCATCTTGTTGAACTCGGATATTTTCTGCGGGAGGTCGATTACAATGCTTTCACGGCTGGCCTGCCAAATGATCCATGAAAGCTCAACCTCTTCAACATCGTATGCCCCACCACGCGACCTAACGATTAGCATTCCCATTGCTAAAATGACTTTCTCAAACTCTTCCCGCGATTTAGTTATGTCCATCATGATTTCCCTCGTTTATTTCTTCCCCAGTGGGTATACCAGCCAATACTTTCACGCAGTCAACAACGCAACTTTCACAAATGTAAGCGTATGGCCCAGCGATGAGTTTTTTTACTTGGTGCTGATTTTTTTCACAGAAACTACACCTAAGAATTAGCCTTTCCGATGTCATCAGAATCCCCCTTTTTTTGCATAACGCTTTTGTGATTCATCGTTGTTGTTCGCTCGGTTTTGAGCCTCGATCTGGTTTAGGTCATACACCGCACCATTTCGCTGCTCGACATAGCAAACGCCAGTCTTCCCATGACGATTAAGCGGTAGCAGGTACTCGGTGAATGACCGGTCAGGTAGTCCTGATGCGTCTTCTTCACAGTGGATACCAAGCCAATAATCACAATCCTGCTCAATCTGCCCTGTCTCGCGGCTGTCGCTGGGCTTAGGTCGCTTGCTGGTTCTGCTTTCTGGCCCACGGTTAAGCTGGGTCAGTAGCACAACAACACAATCCAGTTCTTTAGCGAGGTTCTTTAACCCCTGGGTGATAAGCCCATAACCCAAGTTGGTACGCTCTGCTTTTTCGGCTTTCATGAGGGTTAGATAATCAACCAGCACCATACCGATCTGACCTTCAGAGCGTTTAATTCTCCGGCATTCAGCTTGGATGTGGGCCAGCGTTGCGCCCGGGGTGTCATCGATAAACAGCTTGTCCGTATTTGCCATTTCCAGTGCTGACGCGCTGGCCCGAGCAAAATCAGAATCGTTGTCCGCACCGCGATAGAAAATATCGGTATTAACTCCTGATGCCTGACCTACCATTCTCTCGATAATTTGACTGTTTGGCATTTCAAGGCTGAACAAGACCGCTGGCAGTCGCTGAACAACGGCACAATTGATAGCCATCTGACCGTATAGCGTGGTTTTACCCATTTTCGGACGGGCACCAATGATGAATAGCGAGCCTTTCACAATCCCTTTTGGTGACAAAATTGCATCCAAAGACGCTATCCCCGTCGATAATCCACGGGCCTTATCTGGGTTGCTAAAGCGCTCTTCAACCTCATCCAGCCAGTGCTCCATCAACTCACGGAATGGCCTTGCTCCGCGACGGTTGCCAGTCTTGGCGTGATCCGTGATCTCGGTAGATAGCGCCTGTATCGCCTCAAGCTTTTGCGTTGCTGTCATGCCGTTGTTGGCATAAAGCAACTCGGTCATCGCATTGGTTTTGGCAATGCTGTAACGGGTGATCGCCTTATCGCGTACTTCCATCGCGTAGTGCACGATATTCGCGGCGCTGGGGGTGTTCTTCGATAGCTCTGCCATGTAAGCAAAGCCGCCTACAGTGCTGCTGATCCCCTTGTTCTCCATCTGGTTGAAAAGCGTCAGAAGGTCAATAGGGATCTGCCTGCTAACCAAGTCTTTAATTTCTGCGAAAATAACTTGGTGCGGTCGGGTGTAAAACGATTCGGGTTTCAGCATGGACAGGACTTTAGCGACGTTATCACTGCCGTCATCCAGCATCAGTCCGCCAAGAACGCTCTGTTCTGCGTCGAGGTTGTGTGGTGGTGTTTTGTAATCAACGGTCATCCTTGTCTCCTTCGCGTACATCCCGGTAAAGCTTTTCTGACAGGAAGCTATCAAACTTCATCCTGCGCCATGTCTTGCCACTGCGGTTATCAGGGCGGTCTTCCAGCATCCAGCGGCAGTTCTCGCTGATGTACTGGAGATATTCCCTGAACCCCTGCATCGTAAGCGGCTGACCGTTATCCATCTGACGGGCAATTTTGTTTGCCTTAGCCCAAAAGCGTCTAATCAGGTTGCGCCGGTCATCGTCCATTACTCGCCAACCTCTAGCTTCGGGTAGTTCTTCTTTCAGGCATTGCCAGACTTCTTCGCAGGAAATCTTTTGCCCCTGGCTGACCTTTTTTGAGTCGCCAGTTGCACACTTAATATCTTTAGATATTAAGTTAGTATTTAGTATTTCATTGTTTGTGGCACTTTGTTGGTAATCTGTTGGCACAACCTCCGCGCCAGCGCTTGGTGCAAGCGGCTTTGCGTTGGCACTTTGTTGGTAATCTGTTGGCACAATATTTGGCTGATATTCGTCGTATTTTGTGACGTAAATTAGTGAGAATTTCTTGGTGGTTGACTTGGTGATCATCCCAAGCTTTTCAAACTTACCGATGAGATATTTAATGCGGTTGCCGGTAATACCGGTTGCCAGTTCTAGCTTATTGCGACCGGTCATGAATTCACCACGACGAACCATGACATCACCCAGCTCAGTATTAATTATTGCCGGAGCGTGATTGGCGATAAGTATGAAATGGAACCACAGGTGAACCGCTTCAGAATCCGTCCTGTAGAAAGGCAGATCCATTATTTTCCTATGCATCAAGGCAAACCCCTTACCGGTTGCCTCCGGCCTTACTGTGTCTGGTTGACGAAACGCTAAGACGTTACTCATTGGCTTTCCTCTGCGCAGCTTTGACGGCCTTAAATGTCTCAATTAGCCGACGTCCGAATGATTGGTTGTTCTCGCAGACCATGACTAATTCGTCTGGCTTTGCAGAACGCTGCTGAGTAAATTCTCGCTGTTTTGCGTTAGTTTTCTTTCGCATGTATAATTACCTCAGAAGTTAAGTGTTATTTGCTGTTCAGAGTCCCCACCTAGCCGTGGGGATTTTTGTTTTGCGAGCAACAAAGCCACAGACTTAGCCAGCCTTGCCATCTCGTCATCGACTACTCCCCATTCCAAAACAGCCAGAAGCATTGATATCTTCGGAATGAAGCTTTCTTTCCAGCGTGATATCTGTGACTTATCCACGCCTACAGCGTCAGCAATGTCAGTGACGCCTCGTAATGCAATCTTGTTCAGTAGTTGGCTCTCAATGATTCGAGCCTTGTTGCGTGTGGTTGCACGTTCCATTGCGTACTCTTCCCTTGTTAGATGTTGTTACGTGACAAAGCCGTAGCTAATGCCACTTGTGATTAGTTTTTTGTTTGATTTCGCTTTGCAGCGACGTGAGGCTTCATGCCTGTTGTGAAAAGAGCGGTAGTTATTAAGCGGCCATTGATTGATGTTTGCTGATTTCAAGAATCTCAGACTTTGTATATTTTCCATTTGATGCTGTAGCGATTTGCTCTGCGTAACTCGTTTCCCCTGTGAAATCCGTTCGAGGAAGAGTCCCGCGGTCAATCCATTTATAAACAGCCTTTGGACTTAAACCGCATGCGCTAGCAACCACTGAAACCCTGACGGCCTTGATGACGTCCCCGAGCGTTAGTGTTTGCATATCCTTACTCCTTTTAGTGAACTTAAAGTACATTATATGACGGAACTGAAAGTACATGCAAGTGGCGATATGATTGAACTTATGGTTCAAGAAGATAAAGTGCGTAAAATCTTTGCCACTCGGCTTGCACAGGCCTGTGATAAAAGTGGTTTAGATAGACACGGTCGTCAGGCAGAAATAGCCAAGGCGTTAAAAGTCACGCCCAAAGCTGTTAGTAAATGGTTTAATGCAGAATCTATTCCACGCAGGGGAAAAATGGCTGAGTTGTGCAGTTTTGTTGGGGTATCGTCCGAATGGTTAGTCGGTGAAAGTGACCATGATAGTTTTGATGATAAAGCTTCAAAAAGGCGTGATGGTTATCGAGTTGATGTTCTTGATGTCAAAGCTAGCGCCGGTGATGGCTATCTTGTCTCTTCTGAATTTATTGAAACCATTAGAGCAATTGAGTATACGACTGATCAAGCTAGGTTATTGTTCGGAAATCGGCCCGCGGACACAGTGAAAGTCATCACAGTCAAAGGTGATAGCATGTCAGGAACGATTGAGTCAGGTGACCAGATTTTTCTTGATATGGATGTTAACTTTTTTGATGGTGATGGGATTTATGTTTTTGTTTTCGGTCAGACAGTACACGTCAAAAGACTGCAAATGGTTAAAAACACTCTGTTAGTTCTATCCGATAATAAAAACTATAAAGAATGGAGCATTGAAGAAACTGATGAAGAGCAGTTCTTTGTCATGGCTAAGGTCATGCTTAAACAATCAATAGACTACAAGCGCTTCTAACCCACTGCTAGCCCATAACTTAGTGGGCGCAATGAAAAACTATGCAGTTCCAATCATTCTGATTGTGATAGCTATCATAGGTCTCCTATACGCCAACCGCACATCAGAGAGAATAGCTCAATGGGTTAGCCAGGTGTTATCGTTTATCTTCACTGCTAGCCCATAGAGGGGTGGGTAAAGATGCCGCAGAGATGCGGTCTATAGTTTTTTCGGCATTTGCCGATGATCTACACACATGAGCGTAAATGACAAAGATCATTACGTTTAACCCCGCTTAGGGTAAGTTTGGGCACCAGACATAATTCACGAGTTATCAAATGGATAAGAAAAAATTAGTGATGATTGAGCACCAAGAAAACCTGTCCCTATTCCCGGTTAAGGAGATTGAAGAAAACGGCGTACAGATGGGGGTTCTAAATGACGGTTCTCCCTACCTAACTCTTAGAGGACTAGCTCGTCTATGTGGTGTAGATCATGCGCCATTGCTGAGATTTACATCAAACTGGACGGAAGAAAGACTAAAGCCTAGAGGGAAAATAATTGATGGCATTTTGCTTGAGCAAGGATATAACTTAAGTAAACTCTATTCTTTGGTGAATGGCTTTGGCGGAGAGAGTCATGCTTATTCTGATGTGGTATCAATGGCCATACTGGAATATTACGCACATGACGCCAACGCATTTGATAATACAACCGCCAGGAAGAATTTCCGCCTACTCGCCAGAACTACTCTTAGATCATTCATCTTCAAAAGCGTTGGTATAAACCCTGATAACCCTGTGTCAGGAGCGTGGAAATGCTTCCAAGAAAGAATCACTCTGAACGATAATATACCTGCCGGATATTTTTCTGTATTCAGAGAAATGGTGGATATTACTGTACCACTCATAAATGCTGGATTAGAACTCGGACCAAAAACGGTTCCCGATATTAGCGTAGGAATTAGATGGGCTAATCACTGGAAAAAAAGTGATTTGACCGAAAAATATGGGGAACTGCAAAAGCACCCCCACACATATCCAGAATGGTTTCCGCAGCAAAAGGCGGGGCCAGTTCCTGCCAACATCTACCCAGAAGAAGCTCTTGGTGAGTTTCGCAAGTGGCTTCGTGAGGAATATGTTCCCAAGGGATTTAGGGATTACCTTGCGGATAAGGTTAAGGACAAGGTCATTGAAAATAAGAAGGCTATTGAGGTTCTTGAACATCTGCAGAACCAGCGCCCAGGGCTTATTTCCAAAAAACACTAAAACTAACCCG